TGGATTGGTCCGAATAAACGTCCGGATTGTTGGATGAATAGTGTTCGCGACTTCTGTAGGGATTTTGGTTATGAATATAAGCTGTGGGATGATGCAGCAGTTTCGTCTCTTCACATGGTGAACCATAATTTTTACCATAACGAGAGGTCCTATCATGGAAAGTCCGACATTTTGAGATATGAGATTCTATATCATTACGGTGGCGTGTATATAGACGCCGATAGTGTTATTGTGAGGCCGGAAAAATTTAACACACTTCTTTCAGAATTTAAGGCTGATGCTGGGTTTGGATTTGAGCGTGATAATGAACTGATCTGTGGCGGCGTTTCTATCTCTATACAGCACTCAAAATTCATGAAGTCGTGTATTCTCGCAATCCCAAAGCGTGATATGAATGCAGCGCCTTGGATATCAATCGGTCCTATGCTGATTACAGATGTATTTAATAAAGGCGGATATACGTACGGAGTAACACTATATCCGTCCAAGACATTTTACCCTATTTCTTGGCACGGCATACGAACTATTGATGCACACAAAACTATGAATATTCCTGAAGAGAGTGTAATGTTTCAGTATGGTTACTCTACAAATAACCTCGGAGAACAAATTGTATAATCGTTTAAGGCTTGTGCAACTATAAGATATAATGACCCTATACATTTGCCCGACAGATGAGCTATCACACGATCGCATCAAGGCGCAGCTCAACGTTCATAGGTATACGGACTCTGGATTTGATATTCCTATTGGTGCATATCACGTTCCCCTCTCCGTCCATTCTCATTCTTTTTCACTCGGGATTCGTGTTGCGGCTGTAGACTCAAACAAGAATCCTCTACCGTGTCTTCTGCTACCCCGATCCTCCATTTACAAGACTCGCTTTCGTATGGCCAACTCCATTGGGTTGATTGATGCAGGATACCGTGGCGAAGTTCAGGCAAAGATAGACGTGCTGAATTATGATAGTGATGCCCATCCATTTGAGGATGGAGAGTATGGAACACGCCTCTTCCAAATTTGCCAGCACAATTTCCTTCCATGGAAGCGCATTGTCATTGTTCCGTCTCTTACAGAGCTTCCCACGTTTTCCGACGACTCCCGTGGAGAGGGTGGGTTTGGATCTACTGGCACGCATACCGCAAATTATACGGATGTGAACTATGTCCGCTAAAGCAGAGGATAAATCATAACCAAAGATATTGTGTCGTGAATGATGGCACCCCAATACGCAGCATAGAACGTTGTCTTAAATCCAAACACCATCGCTACAATCAACACTATGGAACGCAAAAATGTGTTCAATACTGGGTTGGAGGTCGGGAGAAGGAGGACGTTCATTTATATATAGGAACAATATTGAACCGCGGTCGGTTGCGGAGATATTGCGTGAAAATATTTTCCAAGTCATAGGTATAAACACAAAATGGGCGGTTAAACTGCTGCCAAGAGTCTTGCGAAAAGGCAAGGCTAGTCCGATGACACAACCGGGGCAACACTATCAAATTGCGGGAAGATCCTGTTAAGTCATATCTACCACCTCCGCCTCGAAAGAGAGCGGGCGGAACCACAGGGAAACTTGTGCGGCATGGTAAAAACGATATGAATAGGGAAAATCCGCAGCCAAGTTCTAAGTCCGTCCAGGATATGAATGCAGTTCAGAGACTGAATGGTAGTGCGCGAAAGCGTAAGATACAGTCCGACCGCTCCGAAAGGAGAGTTTCAAGAGGAATTTTTACATGATGTCATCCATGTAAGAAGGAGAGCTTGAAAGCGGAAGAGAGAAAGGGAAATCTCTTCCGCGGAGTTTTGGGTTTAATGCAGCTCGTGAGCTATGGTGCGCAGGACATTTACATCTCGGGCAATCCCCAGATTACCTTCTGGAAGGTGCTGTACAAGCGCCATACCAACTTCGCCGTGGAGTCCATTGAAGTCACCTTCAACGGTCAGGCCGACTTTAACAAGCGTGTCACGGCGGTTATCAATCGTAATGCAGATTTGATGTACAAGACGTATGTGCAGGTTGTGCTCCCCCAGATCGCCCTGACGAACGTTCCGTCTACGAATACGTTCGGAAACGTTGGTACTCAGCAGGGCTTCCGCTGGCTCAACTACATCGGTCACCGCCTCATCAAGCAGGTTGAGGTTGAGATTGGCGGCCAGCGCATTGACCGCCAGTATGGTGACTGGATGCAGATCTGGACCCAGCTGTCTACGGATGCCGGCACGATCCAGGCGCTTGACTCCATCATCGGAAACACCCACGACCTTGTGCTCCTGAAGCGTGCGACCGGTCTGGCCCTGGATGCGACCTGCGCCGCCAACGAGACCACCATCTCGTGCGTGCCTCGCCAGGGCACCCCGGCGAAGACGCTCTACATCCCTCTGCAGTTCTGGTTCTGCCGCAACCCTGGTCTTGCGATCCCCCTGATTGCGCTCCAGTACCACGAGGTCCGCATCAACGTGGACTTTGAGACGTGGCAGAACTCCATCTACTACGAGCAGAGCCTCGCCTTCCCCGCTACCCCGACTGCCCAGTCCCTCGCCGCCGCCTCTCTGTATGTTGACTACGTCTACCTCGACACGGAGGAGCGCCGCCGCTTCGCCCAGCAGAGCCACGAGTACCTGATTGAGCAGGTGCAGTACACTGGTGCCGAGTCCATCACGAGCTCGTCTAACAAGATCCAGCTGAACTTCAACCACCCCGTCAAGGAGCTGTTCTGGGTCGTCCAGCGCGACTCCTTCGTGGACTGCTCGAACCAGAGCTGGATTGCCTCAGTGGGCGGCCCCCAGCCTTTCAACTACTCCGACGACTTCAGCACGGAGGGTCTGATTATGTCTCTGCTGTCCACGCAGCAGCAGACTTCCGGCGCCAACTACATCAGCGGTGCCAGCCTGAGCGCTGCGACTGCCTTCCTCGGACAGGGCCCTTCGCAGCCCTCTTCTCTCATTGGTGCGGATGGCACGGACTTGACCGGCACCCAGGAGTTTGAGTCTGGTGTTAACTACCTGCTCGCCAAGGTGATTCTGGACTCCGGCACGCGTTGCGAGGGCAAGAACCCTATTGAGGTCGCCAAGCTCCAGCTCAACGGCCAGGACCGTTTCACGGAGCGTGAGGGTGCCTACTTCGACAAGGTGCAGCCCTTCCAGCACCACAGCCGCACGCCTTCCACGGGTATCAACGTGTACTCCTTTGCGCTGCGCCCCGAGGAGCACCAGCCTTCCGGCACGTGCAACTTCAGCCGCATTGACAAGGCGACCCTCCAGCTGACGGTCTCCATCAACACGGTTGTTGGCTCTCGCACGGCGCAGGTCCGCGTGTATGCGCTCAACTACAACGTGCTGCGCGTGATGAGCGGCATGGGTGGCCTCGCCTACTCCAACTAAACACATAGCGGTAAGTGTTGGTAATAAACTTAAAAATAAACGGGACAAAACTCCCAAAATTGAGATTGCAATTCCAACTTCAATTTTGTGTTTTATATCATTCTGACGGACGGACAATGTAGGTCGTTTCTGGAGACATCACGATTTTCTTGAAATTTCTGCGGAACTTGTCGAGCAAAAAGAAATCCTCCCATGGCGACGGCTCAAACCACAATTGTTTCTCTTGGAACAACGAAGTCTTTGCGCAGAAGGATATACCCACATTATTTTGGAAAAAGTCCGTGTGTTCTGGCGGAGGAATCGTTCTTTCAGATGTTTTCATTCGGAAAATAATCACGTCTGGATTATGTTGGATCTGCCGATGAAATGCGTCAATATAGTTTGGTAGTAAAATATCGTCGTCGTCCACAAACCCGACCCATCTAGTTCTTACCAAGTGAATCCCCTGATTCCGAACAAGTCCGGCACAATTATAGTGTCCCTGTTTTGTTATGGCGCACACAGAGACACGTGAGTCATCTGGATAGTATGTTGGCTCTATGCCGTCAAAGACAATAATCGCTTTCCAATTCGGATCGTTGAGGGATTTTAATGAATCTATCGTCCTTTGCAGTGTAGGTCTACCAATCGTTGGGATTATGAAGGTTATATATGGGAAATCGTCGTATGTTTTTGAAGTTGTACGCAAATATGCAAGAGACATTTATATATTATATAAGTAAATGTGGGAATTCATAGATAAGGCTGTATATATAAACTTAGACCACCGAGAAGATAGGAGAATTCTAATGAAGAAGTTTTTTGAAGATGCGCAAATCCCCAACGAAAAAGTGGAAAGGTTTTCCGGAATTCGGCATCCTGTCGGAATTGTCGGTTGTGCGATGGGACATATTGCTATATTGAAGCGAGCAAAAGCCGAAGGATGGAAGAGCGTTCTTATTTTGGAAGATGATATGCAGTGGATAGACTTTGAGAACAATTATAAGAAGTTGGAGGAGCTTGTTGGATCTCAACCGTGGGACGTGTGTATGCTTGGAGGATTGTATATGGAAGCTACACCTCCGAAAGTTCATATTGGCCTATGCACGAACGCCTACATCGTCAAATCGCATTACTACGATACTTTGTTAGAGAATTTTGAAACAGGATTACGTAAGAAGCTAGATGTGAGACCGCCAAGATTATACGCAAAGACTGAAAAGAGCATGAAGGATTATTATAAGCGAGTCGATTCAATGAATCAGTTCAACGTGGACATATACTGGTTCAAACTTCAGCTTCGGGATAACTGGATTGGAATGATGGACCCGATGTGCGATCAGGCAGAAACATATAGCGATATCTACAACGAAGTGGTAGTTCACCAGAAGTTTGATAAAGAAAGACTTCGGGGTGGGATACGTGATATTAAAATATTGATTGCTACAAATCAATTGTAATGGATGAGCTTGCGTGCAATTACGTGGGATCCTTTGGTCTTTTGAGATCATGTCATCGTCGTTCACCAACTCCAATTTCAGACTTTGAAGGGTTAGATCCGAACTGGTATTCTTCATTATTCCCAAATTGTGTTATCCATGTATGCCCACAAGCTCTTCCTAATTTCGTAAGTAAGGTTCTTCCGAACATATCCGTTCCATTCAAGCTTTTAACCAATAATTCAGACAAGACTTTGCCGGACGATTATATGGCTGAATCGAATGCAATACTCGCACATCCGAACTTCGTGAAATGGTTCTCTCAGAATTGGGTAGGGAATCATTCAAAAGTTGAAAGGATTCCGATTGGGATAGATTATCATAGTTTAAGGCCGTCGGCTAAGCCAAAATACGCATGGTCTCCTCCCGAACAAACAAGTTGGGGTATAAAGAAACCGGCGATAGACCAGGAACGAGAACTTATATCCATAAAGCAATCTGCATCCTCCCGCATGTTAAAGGCGTATGCGAACTTCCAGTTCTTAATGTGGACTCGCTATGGGAAAGTGGACAGACAAGACGCTTTAGAAAAGGCGCCCAAACAGGTAGTGTTTTACGAACCGGCGAAAACTACACGGGACGTCTGTTGGAAGCACATGGTTCAGTGTGCGTTCGTTCTGTCGCCACATGGAAACGGTCTGGACTGCCACCGCACGTGGGAAGCTCTGTGTTTGGGATGTATTCCAATCGTAAAGACATCTGGTCTTGACCCTTTGTTTGCAGATCTACCTGTATGGATCGTCCAATCGTGGACAGACATAACAGAAGAGAGTATGCGATTGAAGTTGGCGGAATTTACGTCAAGGCCGTTTGCGTTTGAGAAGCTGACGCTCGGATACTGGCAATCAAAAATCTTTGCCTAAAACAAATGCCTCACAAGACTCGCAAGATAGGTTCTCGGCGCCAGGTTATGAATGGGAATGCGGAAAAGACGAAGGGTGGTCTGACGAAGAAGAACTTGAAGTATAACAAGTATGGACGCATTGTCTCCATCAAGAAGAGCAAGCTGGGCCACAAGCTGGCTTAAAATGTTATAGTTGCGCCTATACTCCGAAAGAAGTGCGTCGGTATAACTTCGCATATAATTGCATGAAACGGATAGTGAGAGACTCTTCCTTGGGTCAATTCTAGCATTCTGGTTTTGAGTTCGTCTTTCGGGAGATTGTATGGATAATGTGAATCGTCCCATACATTCGGATGAGAGTCTAATGCTGGAAGCCACGTGTAATTGAAGAAGTTTATGTATGATAACATAAGACTCGGACTTGTCATCCAGTAATTATGGAACATACAAGGCATATGTAAGGCATTTTTAGATTCTACTTTACGAGACAGAATGTTATATTTTGGTGAATGGTTCAATTTGATTCCTACACGAAGACATGTATCGGTAAGAATCTTACAGAAATTCGGCAAAGAATCCGAATACGAATGATCGTATGTTCGGAATGACACAACATCACCATCTGCTGTCTCTACCAAGTTTGAGATGTTCTCCATAGTTGAAAATGGAGGATATGCCAACCTCGCAGGAAGTTTATAGGACAAAGTGCCAACATATTTACAGTCTTTCCATTCATCGTAAAGTTTCATGAGTTCAGACTGATACATTACCGACTCCATCAAATACGTCTGAGACTCTTTGGGAATACGATATATGCGAGCCCAAGAATACTTGTCAAATTCCAAGTGTGATATTCTTTCGGTTTCATCGTTATGACAAAGAATATAGATAATCCGAGAGCGCATTATTAATTACCTTAATAAAAGCAATGAAGGTGCGTTATTCTGCGCAGGTTGACTCGGACGTCAATTATTCTAATCAAGCATTTCTAGATCTGCTTCAAATCTATTTGGCGGATCCAGACGGATGGGTTGGAAAAGGATACGATTTTGAATACGACCCGAAAGCGAAACTAAAGATTCGCCTGTCGTCTCCTGCAACCATCACGAAAGAGTGTGGACTGCCCGGAAACTTATCGTGTGCGGAGCTTGGTGGTAATAAGATGTATTTGAACTTTGATCGATGGTTGAAGGGTTCAAAGGCAAGTAAGTTGGATCGGGATTCTTACAGACAATACATGGTGTCGCACGAGATGGGTCATATACTTGGCCATGAGCACGAGAAATGTCCTGGTAAAAACAAGCCGGCTCCCATCATGCTTCAACAGACGCTTGGATTGAAGGGATGCCGAAAGAATACGAAAGTCTTTTAAACGAACTGGCCTTAATCACAGAAATGCCGGAGTATGTCGTGGAGGCCAAGACGGTTCAGACTGGAGCCATACGCACTCTCAAGGAGGCTTTGAAGTGTATTCTGGTGGAGATGAGTCTCATTTTTGATAAGGACGGAATTCGAATGGTTGCGATGGACAATACTCGCACTGTCCTCGTTCACCTCCGCCTCTACGCTGACAAGTTTGAGAAGTTCTCGTATACCCATTCTTCCCCAAAGCTCGTGATTGGCGTGAACACGGATCATCTGTATCGCATCATCAAGACGGCCACGAACGATGATACTGTTACGTTCTATATTGAACAGAATGATCCGAACACGCTCGGTATTCTTCTGGAAGACGGAGAGAAGAAGCAGGTGACTCGGTATAAGCTCAATCTGCTCGACCGTGATGAGCCGGACATTCAGTTGCCTGAGACAGAGTTTGCCACACACATCACGATGCCTTCCCTGGACTTCCAGAAGATTTGCAGGGACATGACTCTGCTTGGCGCCAAGACGGTAGAGATTAAGAACGTGGGTCCGTCCCTGACGTTTTCGTGTAAGGGACACTTTGCCTCTCGCACGACTGTCATGGGGGATTCGGAGAACGAGTTCAGTATTCAAAAGAAGGAGACGGACGAGATTGTTACTGGAACGTTCTCTCTGCCTCACCTCGTTCTCTTCACCAAGTGCACGAACCTGTGCAACAATTTGGAAATCCATATGAAGAACGACTGGTTCCTTATGATTCGGTATGTGGTTGCCAATCTTGGCGATATCAAGCTGTGTTTGATGCCTTGCTCCACTTAACGCCCAATCTGCTTGGTATCGTAAATGAATGTGTTGAATGTTCCCATGCCAACAACATCCACACTGTCCTTGTTTCCGCCGAGCATTTCAGAGCATCCCTTGTCGGAATTACACGTGCGTCCATCGTATTTCACGGGGAGTTTCATGTTTCCGTTCATGGTATAGTATTCCCACAAACTAGAGGACTTTGGAGACGGGCGGCCGAAGAGTGGGAGCATACTGCTTCCGTCGTTTAAGACTCCCACTTGCTGGTAACTGTAATCCCTTCCGAACAAATAAGGGTTCTCACGTTCAGGGGGTTTGTAAGGGTCGCTATATACATCAAAAGGGTGCTTGCGAACGGAATCGAAACGCACGCCTCCACCATCCTTCACAATCACAGTTGGTTTTCCTGAAAAAGCCAATACAACGACGATCACCAACAACCCTAAAACTAGGAGTGTTGTTGTGTCAACGCTTTTACGTGCCATTACTATTCTGTGAGATTATTCAGGTGGAGTCCGTCCATCCGAAATACCTCTTCAAATACAGGACAATCAACGTGCAGACAATCACGTTGACAATGCCGGGGTTCAGGTCTTCATGGTCTTCATCAAAGTTTGTGCTGAACAGATGATCCAAAAAGTTCGGAGAAAAGTTGACTTCAGGGTTCATATGATGTCTGGAATGGTCCTTTGAGCCCACAATTGAGTAATTGTAAATGTGGTAGGACGTGTAGGTCATGGAAAGCAAGAGGATGACGCTGAACGGAATGATCCAGTCGCCGAATATACTTTGAAACAGAAGAGGGAAGAACATGAAATAACCGAATTCAAGAATGCCTTCTATGGTAAGCTCTAACCATCTTGGAAGTCCTGCTTTCTCATGATGCATATTCAAATGGAAGTTCATGGGACCGGGAAACCAATGTAGAAACCTGTGTGAGAAATAGTAATTCAGAGCCATAAGACCGCCTCCAAGAAGAGCCGACATGGGCGTTCTGTTTGGAAACGTAACTATGACTGAGCAAACACCAAACGCAGTGATTGCTTGGCCATAATGTTCAAA